TTTTCCAGTTGTTTGAAGAACTGTTTTACTCTCAGTATACCCTGATATACCAAGTTTTAGATTGGATTGTCTGCCGCTAAGGAACTTGGACATTGCTGTGAGTTATATTAGTTTAATGTTTCTAAAAGGCTGACTGTAACCTTAATGTTAGTTCCATCACTAGCAGATAAAACAAGTTTATCTCCAGATTCAAGAACAAGTCTACCAGTCACCATTGCCAAAGCATCATTACCAGGAATAGGTGTAGACTTTGTAAGTTCGGTGACTGTACTACTTCTCTTATGAGAGAAGGTAACATCGTGAGATGTTGTATCGATATTTGCTGCCTGAGCCATCAAAACAACAGCAGTATATCCTACAGGAGCAGTATAGATCTCAGTTGCACTTGTAGAAGCAACCGGATTAACAGTTTTGAATACATTTAACGGTAAAGCCACTTTTTTATTCTCCTCCTAATGCTAGAATTAACGGTGTGACGTTTGCAAATAAACTCTTGGAATAGAAATTACCAGAAATAGTTCCAGTAACTTGATCAATCACAACACCCTCACCGATTCTGAAGTTACCTCCTTGGTCTGTGCTGGTATAGATTACTAATCCACCATTACGATTGTCAACTTCATTCTCTTGTATCATAACACCACCACGAGAAGGAAGTGATGAAACTGGATCACATCCAGAACCAATATATTCAAACGAATGAGAAGAGGCGAGAACTCTACTTTGTTTGTAGAAAGGAACTATAGAACCAATTCCTACAGAATATGGAAGGTTTTCGTTGAAAGTAACGGTAGAGATCCCAGCAGATATTGGTGTGGAAGACTTAACTGTATAGTATGTTGGAAGTAATTCTATTGTAGCTGTTGCTGTATTTATTCCAACATCAGGAGCAGAAAATGTGACGGTAGGTACAGTCTCATATCCACGTCCACTTGATAAGATTTCAATATCAGTTACAAATCCATTCGTAACTGTAGGAACTGCAGTAGCAGCAATACCCCATATTTCAGATGGAGAATCAATCGTCATTGTTGGAGTAGAATTATATCCACTACCAGCATTAGTAATTGTTACTTTTCCAACAGTATGATATAACTCATCAAAATATACAACCTGACCATCATAAGGTCTGACCACATTTAAATCTACATTTCCACCTTCAACATAAGTATGCTCCCTATCGTTAGGTCCTACGTGAACTGTGAATTGATTTGGTGCAGGAACAGACTTAATAGAAAATACATAACCATTATCTCCACTTGGGAAGTTAGAGATTGTACTGATAGCAACTACACCACCAGAAACATAAGTATGAGAAATTGTTGAATGACCAACATTTACAACAAACTTATTGGAAGCAGGAACTGATGTCACATCAAATACATGGTTTGAAGCACCATTCCCCGCACCAGGTGCTGGTGGGAAAGTTCCATTTGATGCACCACCACCAGAATTACAGTTAAATGTAAAGTCTCTGAGTGTAGCAGCAATGCCAACAGTAAAATCGTGATTAGCAGAAGTGGTAACTGTCATCACACCACTCTGTGCATCATAGTCTGCTGCACTGACATTATAGTCAGTTGTTCCTACTGAAGAGTCGCAGGTAAACTTAAGATTAGCGATGGTAACTGCAGCACCAACATTATATCCGTGATTACTTACAGTAGTAATAGTTGTCAGACCAGTGACACCATCATAGACGGCATTGGTGACACTGATTGGATCTTCTCTATCTATATGAAGGGTAAAAACATCCGCATTGACTGCAGAGGTTACACTTATAATACCAGTAAACTGTCTCGGTCCTACACCATCAGCAACTAATCCAAAGTCACCAAATGAAGAGTTGGAGTTAGTAACATCACACTGACCGCCAGAACCACAGAAGATTGACTCTTCATTGTTAATGGTAAACAGTGAAACTAACTGTGCATAACCTTCATTTGTGATTGAACAACCGATGCCACACTGATTATACTGTGTAAAGGAATCACAAACAAAACTCTTAAAAGGTCCAATAACATTATTACCATCAATCTTCATACCAATACTATTGGTGACAAAGTTTGTACAGTTCAAAAGATATGGTGATTGTCCAGAGTATCTGATTACATCTGGATCAAATGCTGCGATTGCCTTTCCATGATTCATCGTTCCTGTGAACGACATATCACTGATTAAATTTCCAGGTGCTACGTGAAATAAATCTTGATCTGCGTTCTGAGGGACAACAGTAACTTCTCTGAGACTGTCTCCAACAATACTTACTTGAGGACCAACCTTGATTGGGTTATCCTCTACATAAGTTCCAGCACTAATTTTAACAATAGATCCTGCGATTGTTGAGGCGATGGAGACTGCTGCTTTGACTGTTGCTTTAGCATCGCCTGGTTTTTTACCCGTGTTGGTATCTTTTCCGTCTTTTGTGACATATAAAACATTCGTAATACTTGCGCCCGAACCGACTCTAACAACGTCCGTTGCCAGACCTGCCCTCGCTCTGAGAGTATACAGTTCTGCATCATTTGTGTTAAGAGCTAATTCTCCTAACTGTAGATCTGCTACCTGTGGTACCTTATTGGGTACGGCAGATCGTTTAATCCTAAACGGTGTCGCCATTTATTCGCATTCGGTATTTACCAAAAATTGCAGTATTTACTGCTATAGTTTATTTATTCAACTCGCATTATTCCTTCTTGGGCGATATGCAAATAAGTTGGCAGGTTTTTCAGGTTTCATCCAGTCTTTAATTTTTTCATATCTTTCAATACTAAAAAACTCCTGAGAAAGATACCAATCTTCCCAAGGAGTATGACCTTTATCCTGATTACACGAATGGCAAGCACAGAGAACATTTTTAGTGAAATCTGTGCCGCCCTTTGCTTTAGCAACAATATGATCAATTGTAAGTTTGTGCTCTGATCCACAGTATGCACATTTTAAATCCCATTCTTCCTTTATCTTTTTCCTCCATAACCTTTTTGCTTCAGCAGAACTTGTAGTTTCGAGATTGAAGACATAGGCTTGCGGGGAATTGTACAGAGGCATAAGATCTTGCGTCTTACAATTATTTATTATTTTCTGACCACTCTTTAAAGGATGATTGGCAATCAAGTGGTTCAGGATCTTTAATACCTTTAATTGTCTTCCACTTATTATACATGGATTGCAGGTGCCAAGACTGTGATAAACTTTTTGGACCGTTATCTAAGAGTTCAAGTTCTTTCTTATTATTAGTAAACTGCTTATATTCTTCCCTCCAGTTTGAATCCGCCATCACTTTTTCTCATAAGGATGTTGTGGTTTATGCTCCCTATCCATAGGTTTAGATCCAGTCAAATCTCTACGAGATTGATTACTGATGATAATAAACGCATCTTTGTTGTACTTACGCACACCAAAAGGTGTTGCCCACTTCTTGTTATAGTCCTCACCCTGATGAATACCAGAGACAACAGTGCCTCCAATCTCAACTACAATGTCATCACCTTCTTCCCAATTCAGCTTCTCCACGATAGAAGCAACCTGTTCAGTTATAGTAGGTGGTTCCATAATACGTTCTTCTGGATCAAGTTTACCAAGCATTGAATTCATTCAACTTAATATAATTATACTCCCAAAGAGGGAGTATGTAAAGGGTTATTTAACTACTGCTGCCCAATCTTTATCAAAAATTTCAAGACCCTTATCCGTAAGAATATGATCATACATCTGATCAAAGACCTTTGGTGGCATTGTACAAATTGCTGCACCGTTATACCAAGAACGAACAGCACGTTGAACACTTCGGATAGAAGCAGCAAGAACCTGAGTTCTCACTCCATGAATACGATAGAGTTCAGAGATAGAACGCACAACTTCAAGACCAGCAACAGACTGGTCATCAAGACGACCAACGAAAGGTGAAACATATGTTGCTCCTGCTTTAGCAGCAAGGATTGCCTGAGCAGCACTGAAGATAAGAGTTACGTTGACCTTAATGTTCTGGTCAGAAAGAGACTTACAAACAGCGAGTCCTTCACGGGTACAAGGAACCTTGACAGTACAAACGTCCCCAAACTTCTCATGAAGACGCTTACCTTCACGATACATTTCACCTTCATCGCCAACCACTTCCATACTGATATCAGTGATACCAATGTCCTTAATTTCCTGATAGACCTCTTCAGGATTGCGACCACTCTTCATGATGAGTGTAGGATTGGTAGTGACACCATCTACCAATCCACTTCGATAAGCATTATTAATTACCTCGGTGTCTGCAGTATCCAGAAAAATTTTCATGTAATTGTGTGTGTATTTCATTATTGGACGTGGATAACTCCAGTCATACCTGCTCCTTGATGAGGACCACAGAAGAAGTTATAGTCTCCTGCATCAGCAAATACAACGTCCTGTGACTCTCCAGGAGCAAACAATAGTGCTTCTCTGGAAAGATCTGCACGACCTTCTACAATAATATTATGAGGAGGTAGTGATTCATTGATAAAGTGAACTGTATCACCAGCAGAGATTGTGATCTCATTCGGTGAGAATGCTAGGTTGCCATTAGCACCCATCGATACATCCACTGCCCATACTGGAAGTGCAAAAAATAGTGTAACCAAAAATGCAAACAGAAATTTCATATTAGTCTATTCAACTACATTATCTATGATACTACAATTAGATAAATTTGTAAATTTGTTTTGACTTCCTAACTTGTAACTACCTTTTCCCACATACCTTTACAGTTGACACCCATCTTCATCATTCTCACAAGTGCTTCCTGTGCTGACTCCATTTGAAAGAATGTTGCTACCTTATCTTCTCCATTGAGAACATAACCAACACACCAAAACCCATGTACCAATGGATCACGAATTCTAGACATAAAAAAAGAGAGTCTTTAACCCTCTCAGCATATCATTCTTCAGTTTGTTTGTAAAGGTTCTCCAGTTTTTCTCTAGAGAGATCCACATACATTAACTCTTCACCTGGTTCAGGTGCTTCAGGATGCTTTGGTTTGGGAGGTTTACTCATCTCTATATTAATAGATTGA